CCGCTGGCTCTTTAAATACCGGCGGTTCGGCACCCACGACGGCATTGCTTGATATTATCAGGAAGCGTGAAAGCGCCAATAATTTTAATGCAACGGTCTACAATGGAAAATTCACAGGTGGCAAGCAATTCGATCTTGTCAATATGTCCATTCGGGAGGTGTTGGCGCTTCAGAAAAAGATGCTGGCAAGCCCGCTGCAAGATCCGAACAGAAAGACATCCGCAGCCGGTGGATTTCAAATCACAAAATCGACGCTTGAGGATTTCGTGCCGCGCCTCGGCATTTCGCAAGACACGAAATTCACTCCCGAAGTGCAAACCAGACTTGCGCAGGCTATTGTTGACAGTACGGGCGGAAATGTCGAGAAATTGAGAGGCCGCTTTGCCAGCCTCAATGACGTACCAGACGCTCAAATCATGGCGGCGCTCAAGCAATCCACCACGCAAGTAGCGGATGCGCAGAAACGTCTGACGGACATTACAATCACGGCGGCGGGGTCAACAAGCAATGCGGCAACAGCGGCGCAAAATGCCACGGTGGCGCAACAGAATGCCAGCGCCGCCGCCGCGACACGGACGCAATCAGAAGCCGCAATCGCCGCAAATGCACAGAAGCTCGCAGACGGTCTTGAACAGGCTGGCGTAAGTATTGGCAGGATTGATAAAGCAACTCTTTCCCTCGCCGACACAATCGGCGTCAAAGCTACAGCCAAAATCCTCAATGCGGCACCTGGTACTGAGGCGCAATCCGTTCTGACCAAGCAGGAAACTGCCAAGGCCCCAGAAATATTCCGGCAAGGCGTCACCGTCGATCAGGTCATCGCGCTCGCTCAGGCGCAAGGCGGCTTGACCGCAGAAATCGAACGGCAACGCACGGCGGCTGAGGGCTTGGCTACGACATGGCAAGCATCGGTCGATGGTGCCAAACTCGAGGCACAGGCCATGCAACTGACCGCATTTGAAGCGGACAAGCTGCGGTTCTCGCAAGAGGCGTTGAGCGCTGCAAAACAGGCAGGCGTTCCGGTTGATGCGGCTCTCAAGGCCGCGATTGAGCAACAGGCGACAGCCTATGCCACTGCAAATCAAAGCGCACGGGATTACTCAGAAGGGCAGTTGCAGGCCGCGCAGACCGCGCAGGAAGTTGCAGCGATCCATGAGCAGACGGCACAGACCCTGCAACAGGTAGGCCAAATATTCTCCAGCGGCTTTCAAGGTTTTGTGCAGGACATGGTTTCCGCACTAGATGATGGCAAGATCAGCGCCGATGAATTCCAGCAAGCGATTGGCAAGATGGTGGCCAATATCGCGCAACAACTGGCCAATCTGGCTATCAACAACCTGTTCCAAAGCCTGTTCGGCGGCTTGAGCGGTGGACTTGGTGGCGGCGGCGGTGCCGGTGGCGGAATATTCAGTGGCATTGCCAGCGCATTCGGCTTCCATGACGGCTCAAAACGCGCGTCCAAAGGTTCGGCAACATTCAGGCGCAGCGCCAGTGCTGGTCTGAAGTCCGATGAAATCCCTGCCATCCTGAAAAAAGGCGAGCCGGTCGGGCCTGCCGCTGTCAATGCGGCTGCGGCGCAACTGATAGCCCCTCAGATCAATGCGCTCAACAGCCGGATCAATGCGTTAAGTCAAAGCCGGGGGCAGGGCAACGTGGCGCAAGCGCCCGCGCCCGTGGTGCAAAACAACGTCAAGATCGTGAATGCGGTTGATGCCGGTGACTTGACCAGTCAGGGCCTTGCAACATCGCAGGGCGAAAAAGCCATCATGAATTCGATCCGCAACAATCGCCGCACCATCAATTCCATTCTGGGCAGATAACAGGCGATGAGCAGGGTTTGGCCATTCGGCAATCATGCGTGGTTGCCGCCCTACACAGTTGAACTGGAATACAAGACCGATATTCTGGTCAGCCGCAACGGCAAGGAACAGCGCCGCGCCACACGTCAGACACCGCGTAAAACCATCCGCTATGCGATGTCAAAAGTTGACGATTGCTGGCGTGAACTTCATGCTGAAATGGAGGATGCGCAACGTACCGAACTGGTGATCCCGGAACGGCCACGCCTGGTCAAAACCGCAACGGCGATGGCCAGCGGGGCAACTACGGTCACGTTGCCGACGCTGCCCACTTGGATCAAGGTCGGTGCCGAGGTGATGCTGGTTGAGGCCAACCGGCAAAACCTGAAAACCATCACGTCAGTTGACATCACCACTAAGATCGTGACCTTCACCACAGGCGTAACCGGCGCATGGGTGGCGGGAAGCCGCCTGCATCCGGCGCTGCGCGGTTATCTCAATCCACAGATCAGCGGCCGCATCCCGCTCTATCGCGGCATACAAGAGCTGCAACTCGAATTTTTGATCAATCCCGGCCATGAGGTCGAGGATGTCGGCGTTCCGGGGTTTCGCTTCGAGGGCAAGGAATTTTTCACCACAAGGCCGGACCATTGGAGCGCGGTTGAATTAAGCCATGTTCAAGACGGGGTTTCCTCTGTTGATTTCGGGTTTGGCCGCGTCAAGTATTTCTATCCGGTCAAACACAATTCCTGGATTTGGAAGGCTGAATGGACTGGATGCAAATTCGATAAGACGGATGAACTGCGCAAATTCTTTGGCCGGATGAAAGGACAGCGCGGCGATTTTCTGATGCCGTCACATCAGCCCGACCTTGTGCCGTTGAGCGGCGTCACGGCGGGGCAAAAATCGCTTCTGGTCAAGGGTGATTTTGCACAGCGGAACTTCAAGCTTATCCCCGGCAAACTTAGCCTTTTGACCGTGCAAGATGACCGGATCGGAAGTTCACTTGATGGCGCGGAAACATTCATCTTTTGCCTCGGTATTGCCTATAAAGTGATCGAAGCACAGGTTCAGCACAACGGTCTTGAGCTTGATCTCTGTGCAACAAAATATGGAACGCATGTGCCTGAATTCTACATGCAGTTCAGCAACTGCACGTCCGCTAATGTTGCGGCCATTCGCACCGGATTGGTTGAGGCGGGTTCAGTCAGTGTCAATGCGGAATTGCCAGCCGTGGCCAGCCGCGCCACGGCATGGTTTGGTGCGACGGCAACTGATACAAATATCGAGAGACGTATATTCTTGCTGACCGGAAGTGCTGGTTCAAATGAAGTAAGCGCCGCTGCCATCATGGCCGATGCACTGGACAAGAATACGGGCGCATTGAGCGGGCCTACAGCGGTCGATTGCCATGTGATGAGATGTGGCACCGTATCGGGGCAGGGCGGCATGGGAAGGCTCTCCAATATGGGGGGAGTCACGTATTTCCCGCGCGGTGAGTTCGAAGGCTATTTCAGTTCAATCGACAATTTTCCGATCACCAACAAGATTCTCGACATTTTAGGCGCTGATCACAAATTTGTGGCGGTGAAGATAAAAAACGTCGGCTGGATCATCAGGCGCATTGCAACAGTTGCGGCAAGCGGCGCTGATACCATGATTTATTTCATCGATCCTTGGCCTGCCACATATCCCCTCTCTGACATTCAAATGGTGAGCTGGGTTTCCAATGTGCGCTTTGCCTCTGACATTCTGATCACCGACTGGAACCGGCAAGACATCGGCACCGTCACGGCTTCGATCAAAAAAATAGGATAGATCAAATGTCATTCGACGAAAAGGAACACAGCTTAAACGCTGGTGAGCCGGTAAACCTGTATTTGATCACGTTTGGGGCCAATCCGGCTGTTGATTTTTTCGCCTATACCGATGCGGAAAATCCAATTGTTGATGATGGCAAAACCTATCTGCCCATTGCGATTGACCGTGATCCGATACGGGATTCAGGCTCACTGGATAAAACGGAAATCGTGGTCCGGCTGCAACGCGATGTCGAACTTGCGACGATGTTCACTCCATTCCCTGCGACACAGGATATCGCGCTGCGCATCAAGCATGGCCATATCGGTGATGTTTTTGAATTCAACTGGGCCGGAACAATTACCGGGATTGGCCGTGAAGGTGATGAATGCGTGATTTCGGCAAGGCCTGTCACGTCATCACTGGACGGGCCATTTCTGGGCCGAACGTATACGATTGGCTGCGGCCATGTCCTGTATGACGCCAGGACTTGCCGCGCAAATAAATCAGCGGCAACCACCACGGGAACGATTATTGCACTGACGCGCGGCACCGTCACGCTGGCGAGTGGTTGGAATACACCTAAGCCTGCTGACCGGTTCATCACGGGCCGGATTGAATGGACCAATTCAATCGGCGGGAAGGAAACCCGCAGAATTTTGGGCGTGACAGGCGACACACTGCGCATTTCCAGAGCGACTAATGACATCGCTGTTGGCGGCGTGATCAATGTCATTCTGGGATGCCGTCGCAACGTGGATGACTGCGAATTCCTGCACAACAACATTTTAAATCACGGCGGCAACCCATGGATTCCTACGGAAAATCCGGTTGGCCGCCGCAACGTGTTTTATTGAGGGCGTGAACAATGGTTGCATGGTTCCTTCCGCTCATTCTCGCAGTTGTGTTCAACGTCCTGAGCTACGTGCTCATGGGCAAGGTTCAGAAGCAAAAGCGCAAGGAAGTTCAAGACCTGGAAAGCCCAACGGCTGATTCATCGCGCAAAGTCCCGAAAGTGTACGGCACGAAAAACGTCTCCGGTCTGAACGTCCTGCATTTCAGCGACAAAAACAAGCACACCTACAATGTGGACCAGTGAGATAAAACATGGGGCTGTTTGACTTTCTGGGCGGCGGCAACAAAGGCGGCGAAGTTCAGGTCACGGAATACCGCATGTCGATCCACTACGGGATTTGTCAGTCACCGGTTGACTACATCTCGCAGATCAAGATCGACAAGAAAGTGGCATGGCGCGGCCAACAATCCGTGCAAGGCCCGATTGACATCAACAAGCCCGAACTGTTTGGCGGGATAAAGAAGCAAGGCGGCGTGGCGGGCCGCATCAATTATCTGCCCGGTCTGCTCTCGCAACTTGTGCCGGGTGAACTGGCGGAACGCGTTGGCCGCGTCCAAGAGCGGATGCCAAGTTATCGCGGCATTGTAACGGCATGGATGCACGAGCTGCTTGGCGCAGCTCGCAATGGTTTTATGTGGGGCGCAAACAATCCCTACATTCCAGACACAGAATACCGTGTTCACTACGCACCGCAGAGCCTGCCTGCCGGGACATCAAAAATACTGAGGCCGGAAACCAATGCGGCATGGCCTTTGGATTTCGACGCCAATCCCATTCACGTCATCTATGACGTTCTGACAAGCACTACGTTTCCAAATCCTATTCCACCATCACTGGTGGATTACGCGAACTTCTCTGCCGTGGCGCAAGTCATCTATGACGAAGCGTTCGGCGTGAGTTTCCAGATCATGGAAGACATGCAAAGAAATGATTTCCTTTCGGAAGTCCTTGGTCACATCGACGCGCATCTGTTCATCAATCCGCGCACCGGGCTTATCACAATCAAGCTTATTCGCGGCGATTATGATGCCAGCGCGTTGACAGTTTTTTCGCCCGACAATTGCGTTATCACCAAATTCAGCAAGGGCACGTTCGCCAACACGATCAATGAAATCCTGATCACTTACACCAGGCCGCGCTTTGAAACTCCGAATACACTCCCGTTTCAAGATGAAGAAAATATTTCGATTCAGGGCCGCGTTGTCCGAGATGAAAAGAACTATCACGGCATTCATTCAAGGTCACTTGCCGTCAAGGTGGGATGGCGCGATTTGCGGGTTGCATCCTCACCCCGCGCAACCGGCGAACTCATGGCGCTTCGCCACGCATGGGATTTAAACGTTGCCGACGTGTTTTCGCTCTATTCTCCAGAAGATGGCGTTGAGCAAATGGCTTGCCGGGTGCTTTCTGTGGACCGTGGAAAGATTGGTGATCCTTATGTGAAGGTCACATTCATCGAGGATATATTTGGGCGTGATCAAACCACGTATTTTGAGTTTGACGATACGCTGTCTGAAGATCTGGATGATGAACCTGTCCCGGCCGAATTCACCTATGCGTTCACGCTTCCTTGGTATCTGATCCAATACCAGACCGGCGCGACAAGCATTATATATCCCGAAACAATGGCTGGCGTATTGGCCACGCAAGCCGGTTCTGCTTTTGAATTTGAGCTGTACGGCGAAAAAACCGATCCGACCGGTGCAACTACGATAACCAGTGTCGGCACCAAAACAATGACGGCACGTGGCTTGACAAGCCTTGCCCTTGTGGCAGAAGCGACAAGCACCATTTTACCATTTGCCACTGTGTCATCCGGGCCGTCTCCACAAGTCGGCGGGTTCCTGATCATCGGGGAAGGTACAGACCAAGCCTCGGAACTTGTGCTTGTCACATCAATTGGAGTAGGCGGTTTTACGGTCAAGCGCGGCGTTCTCGATACGGTTCCAAAGGCATGGCCGATAGCTACACCGGTCTGGGTTTTGAATTCTGACCTGATTTATGTTGACCAGAACGTTCGCGCCGATGCGAATGTTGTGCACTACCAAGTGTTGCCGCGTACTTCCCTTGGCCTGCTTGATCTCGGCGATGCGCCGGTCATTACACGAACCCTGACAGGGCGGCCAAATTATCCGTCGCGGCCTGCCAATGTGCAGATCAATGGTGTCGGATTCGGCACGGTCAATGCAATCGGTCTTTCAACCGTATCGGTCACATGGGCGGAACGGAATAAAACAACCGAAACCGGCGTGGTGTTGGGATGGACCGATGCCAGTGTTGCGCCGGAAGTCGGGCAAACAACGACTGTCACACTCACCGATGCAGGCGGGACGGTCATTGTCACACATGGCGGCCTCACAGGAACGTCTTACGCGCTGGCAACGTCCGACTTTGGTTCGATCAATGATGGCTACGTTGTCGTATCTGCCGAGCGTGATGGCCGCACTTCGTTGCAGGCACATAAAATCAGAATTCTTGTCAACAGCAACGCGCTTCTTTTCGAAGATGGCGCCCCGGTATTGCTTGAAGACGGTTCAAACTTACTTCTTGAATAGGTGAAACCAGATGGCAACGACGCCTAAGAAACTTTCTGAATTGACTGAATTGCCGACGGCTTTGACGCCATCGACAGATCACATTTATGTTGAACGGGAAAGCCCGCCGGGAACTCATACGTCTTACAAGAAATCTGCGCCGTCAACCGATGACGTAGCTGAGGGCTCGACAAAATTATATTTCACGCTGGCCCGCGTTCTCGCTTCGGTTCTGACCGGGTTGAGCACTGCTACTGGTACGGCCATCACGGCGACCGATACCGTGCTGTCAGGGTTTGGCAAGTTGCAGGCTCAGATCACTGCTGTTGCAGCGGCAACGGGAAGCATTGTCGCCGCGACATTTGCTGAATTCCGCGCCAACACGGCTGGCAAGTTCTTGACCACTGACTCGATCTGGCCAGCGGCGGCAGTTGTGACCCTGACCGATGCGGCAACGATTGCGGTGGATTTCAACACGTTCATCAATGCCAAGGTGACACTCGCTGGAAATAGAACTCTGGGAGCGCCGACGAATCCGAAGCAAGGCCAGAGTGGCACAATCTATATCAAGCAGGACGCGACGGGCGGAAGAACCTTGACCTTTCATGCGGATTGGGAGTTTGAGGGCGGGACGGACCCAACGCTTTCCACTGCTGCTGGCGCAGAGGATGAGCTACACTATAAGGTAAAATATACAGGAAAAACGACTGCTATTCTGATGAAGGCGGTTGCCTAATGCTGCCCGGATTGATGGGGATAATGCGGCCAGCACCGGCCGCGAGCGGCGGGACGACATTCTGGCGCATCTATATGCACGCGCAACAAAGCTTTTCCGACCCCGTTTTCGGTCTTTCCGAGGTTTCTATGAGAGAGACCATCGGCGGCAGCAATCAAGCCGTCGGCGGGGTTGCTTCATCTAGCTCAGTATTCAGCCCGGCGTTTGTCGCTGCAAATGCCTTTGATGGATCTTCGGCAACCGCATGGGCAACAAGCAATACAGGCGCTCCCCAAGAAGGATGGCTACAGTATCAATTTGCATCTGTAAAAAACATCATTCAAGTGTCCATGACGGCGAGAACCGGGTTTGAGTATCAAGCCCCAACTGCCTTTACATTGCAATACTCAAGCAACGGAACAACATGGACAAATTCATTCACTGTAAGTGACATCACATGGGCGAGCGGCGAAACAAAGGCATTTAGTCTCGCTAATGATAACGGTCTTGGAACTGGATATTTTGAATGGCGCGTGAACGTAACCGCTCAAAACAACGCAAGCGACAACTTCACTGCCATAAATGAATTTGATCTTAAAGAAGGATCCGGCGGTCCTTCTTTAACATTTGCTGGGATAGCAGCAACGGCATCTTCTGCTCAATTTGGACCCGCATCTTCTGGCTTCGACAAACTTGATAACAGTTGGATTTCCGCCAGCGGGAATCCTCAGTGGCTCGAATGTAGGTTCAGGGCAAAAAAGAACCCAACAGTTGCGATTATCAAGGCCAGGAACAGTTTTTCTTACCAATCGCCGAAAGATTTTAACATTCAGTATTATGACCGCGACACATCATCATGGGT